ATATGTTTTATGTTATTGTAAGTGTGATTGCGTTGATAGTACTTTTAGTTATGCTATTTATGGTTCATAAAAAAATAAAATCAACTACTCCAGCACCAAATCCCGCCGCTGTATGTCCTGATTATTGGTATAGTTCCTATTACGATGTAACGGGCGACCCTATAAAAGATGCAGAACAAATGAACCTTTCTAGTTACGGTGATGAATTAGACCGTACCCTAAAATGTTATAATGTAAAAAAATTGGGGAGTACCACGTGTAGTTCTTCTATGGATTTTTCGGGCGATGAATGGAATGGGTCAGATGGGTTATGTAACAAACAAAAATGGGCAAAAGCCTGTGGATTGACCTGGGATGGAGTGACTACAGATTCTTCTGCATGTACTTAGTAATGTATAAATGATATTGTTTAGGGATAAACAAAATGATTTACATGGTTAGATATTAAAAACTAGGTAATGAATATAAGGATGGCTGGAGGATTAATGAACTTATTTGCGGTGAGTTCCCAAAGTGCGATTATTTATGGCAATCCAGAAAAAACCTATTGGGTATCTACGTATAAAAAGATTACTAATTTTGGAATGCAAAACTTTAGACTAGATTATGAAGGATTACGCCAACTTCAACTCACCACCGATACGGTATATAGTTTTAAAGTTCGTAGATATGCAGAATTACTGATGGATACTACCTTGGTAGTTCAATTACCTGACATTTATAGTCCATTGTATGCGTCAACTACCTGGATACCTTACAATTTTAAGTGGATTCAAAATCTTGGGGCATTTCTTGTACGTACCATTCGTATTAGTGTAGGAGGGGCGTTGTTGCAAGAAATTTCTGGGTATGATATGGTAGCACTTGCTGCCAGAGATTTGCATCCCGTGATGAAACGTAAATGGGATAATATGACAGGAAATGTGCCTGAATTAAATGACCCTGCTAATGCGTTTGGTCGAAGAAATACCTATCCAAATGCTGTGTATAGTCCTACAGGTGCAGAACCATCGATTCGTGGTAGAACCCTGTACATTCCCATACCAATATGGTGGTCCTTAACTACCCAGCAGGCCTTTCCGTTGGTAAGTTTACAATACAATGAATTGCAGATTGAAGTGACACTTCGTCCTCTTCAAGAATTATTCCAAATTCAAGACGTGACCACGTCACCTTATCCAGTAATAGCCCCTAATTTTAATTTGAAAGAACATCAATTTTACAGATTCATTCAAACTCCGCCCATGACAGGAGACGAGTACCCAAGTACCTCAACCTCATGGAATGAAAATGTGTACATTTCAGCAACATATTGTTTTATTAGTCAGGAAGAACGTCGAACCTTTGCCTTACAGCCACAAAAATATTTAATACATGAGTTGCACGATACATGGTTTTATGACATTTCTTCAACCGATAAAGCATGGTTACAGAACTCAACAGGGTTAGTAAGTACATGGATGATGTTATTTCAACGTTCCGATGTGAACCTACGTAATGAATGGTCGAATTTTACCAATTGGGAATATAATTATTTACCTCAAAATGTAACTCGATTACCATTGATGATAGACCGTAGTCCCTATGAGGTATCTTTTCAATATGATTATAATGGTATTCCTCTGACAATTGAACCAGGAACATTGGGATATGGGTTGAATCCTGATGGAACTCCTACCGAGTTATACGGAACGGGTAGTTATGCCAGCATGAATCAAAAAGATATACCGCTTACCATAGGTATTCTATTAGATGGAAATGTTCGTGAAGAACCACGAGAAGCTAATTTATATAAATATCAACAACAATATATATTCAATCCTGGAGGTGGGTATACTGCCTTAGATGGATTGTATTGTTATAACTTTTCCTTGGATACGTCTCCGTTTAAATTACAACCATCTGGTGCCATGAACATGTGTAGATTTACAAGAATTGAACTTAATTTTACTACCATTGCTCCTATGATTAACCCAAATGCAGAGTATTATGTAATCTGTGACCCAGAATTAAATCGTCAAATTGGAGTAGTAAAACCCAATTTTCAATTGTATGTCTATACCTATAATTTATTAGTGGTGGAAGAACGATACAACATGCTTACATTTATTGGCGGAAATGTAGGTATGATGAATGCACGATAAGTTAATATTCAGGCTGATGTTTTTTAAATAAACAACCTTGTTGTTTTAAATTACGAATACCTGTAATTTTATCTGGGTTTTGATGATTACAATTCGTCATCCAAATTTTAAGAATACAAAAACTTTTTTTAGGAGATAGGGTAGCACCGACTAGAGAAGTATTAAATGCACTATCGGTAGATAAGGTTTCACCTGCAATAGAACAACATATTTCTGTCCAGATGTCTGGAACCAACTTATTTGGAATTTTGAAGGAAAAACATCCTCCATTCTTGTTTGCTTTATCTTCCCAAATGGGTTGAATTCCTTCACGAATAAAAAACAACATACAGTTGGTTACCAACTTTTCAGGTAAACTGTGGAGCAGTGCTAAACAATGCTCCACATAAGCAACTGTATAAATACGTTGATAACTTTGAATTGTCCACTCAATATCGTGTGGCAAGTGAGCCCACAGTGTCCACGAGGTATTGAGTGAATGAAAAGATGGCTCAGCCATTATAGATATAGTTATATTTATATTTCTATATCCTTTTACTTACGCTCAATATATGTAATTTTACCATTTCGTTCTAATGAAATACTTTGTTTGTTCACAATTACGCGTGTTTGTGCATCGATGACATGTTGATTTGCTTTACTATCAAATAGATGTACTACCATGTTGGTATCGTAGGGTATACTTAGATGATAACATAGCCATTGATTAAAATAAGGGGTAAATAATACATTGGGTTCGATTAAAAACTCTTGAATGGATATGTCAATTGGTACATCTTTAGCGATGAATGCACTCATCAATTTGCAATTGGACAAAGAAAATTTTGGGACACGTTTCTTAGAAGTAAACTGATAATAACTACTGGCACGCTGGTAATGAATCATATAGAGGGATGGGTTAGTGAAGTATTTAGATACTTTACACTGGGTGGGCGATAATTGAATGCCATAGATAGTATCTACTTCTTTTTTTGCCCATAATGTTTTCATCCATCGGCAATAGATTGTATACAACCATACTACCCAATCTATCCACATAGTTTGTATAGATTGGAACTTTTAAGTTCCTTTTGATTTATGATGTATTGCAGATATAACCCCGGTGTCATCTACATGAAGTCCATCTAGTTTAGGGTTATAATTTATATGAGATTCAACAGCATTCGTAGTTGGTGCAGGAGGGGGATATTGTGTAGATTCTGGACGAGTTGAAAGACCAAGCGACCCGTAGAATAGGGGAAGGTTATACCCAGGTTTAACTGGAACGGGATGTATTACACCTTGTTCAGGATGTAGACTGAGTGTTCCTAGCAATAAACTAGTGAAAAGTGCCATACCTATGAATGGAATGGCAATGAATATCCAAGATACAATACCAAGCCCTAGACTACACAATAGTTGAAGAGCTATGGTAAAAAATAGAGTCAATATAGATTCTATAAAAACAAGATTGTACAATCCTTTATATCCATCAATGACAATATGAATTCCTCCATAAATAAGATATAATACTGCTGGTGGACATAACATAGTATAGGGAAAGATAATTAGTAATTCATAAGATATACTTGTATAACTACATTGTATGGATATTGATTTCATTTGTAGACATACGAACTATACAGAAGAAGAGGCTATTCGACACTTGGATAGACTAGGAGACCCTACACGGGTAATTGAAGAATACATGAAACCTCCACCTAAAATCATTCCACGTAAAAATACACATCAACTTATCTTTCATGAAATTAGTAAGTTCATGGAAGACAAAAACAAATCAACTTCCTTTCAAAAGAGTTGATTTTCTGCATAATTTATAAGCAGATTCTTGTAATTTAGTGGCTTTTAATGCAGGAATTGAATATTCATTATTTCCTTGAATAATTTCTGGAAATACGGAGCATAGGGGTTTATCTACAACCCTAATGATGGTGTCTTTTCGTATCAACTTCCTATATTCTTGAATGGTCAATGACCCAAAATATTTAATCAACAAGTAATAGGGTGAGGGTGCAGGGATGATATTTTTAGTGTAATTGTGAATTTTTCCATAGACATAATTCAACAAAGCATATCGTTCAAATCGTGTAGAATCATCTAACTTTTCTTGAAACAAAAATGCCGCTGCACATTCTGGACAACAAAATGAACCATATACCTGATATTGGTCATTCAATTTTGTTTTAGGAATATAAATGGAGGGATTATCAAAGGGACAAGTACACCAAAAACAATCGGAACGTGTCGTATGATTTTCATTCATGTGCAAACGCATGGACAATTGCTTCAATTTCTGGAATAAATTGGTTTCTTGGTTTGGTTCTATTTCCAATTCAGTTGGTGTATGAAAGGTATCACTAGCATTGTACGGCTCAATGTAGGAAGAAAAATGAACAGGTTGAAGAATATCTTTCATTGAACATTTTAAATGAACAATCACATTCTGTACCAGTTGTGTTTCAT